TTCCGAGCGGCACTCCGGCGGTTGTCAGGTTGGCCCCGAACTCCTTGCCAATCCCGGCGATGCCAGCAGTGATGGTTACACCATCCCAAGCCTTCAAGGCACCCGTCGCGTTGTTCATCATCAACGGTGTACCGGCGAGGAAGGTTTGGGCCGCGTCTTCATTGATACGTTGCATCCGGTTTTGGTTACCGGATACCGTACCGCGTTCCTGAATCAACGCTGATGCCATTGCTGCGCCTCCTTCAAGCTGCGTTTTGTTTAACTGAGTTAAGTTTTGTCTACTTGCTTCGCTAAATCAGCAAGTGTCCCTGTTTCACGCGAACCACCCATGCGGCCTAATTCTTTGCCAGCGACCGCTGGGTCAGCCATCACTCCTGGTAAATCAGCGGCGCCGGGGGTGAAAACTGTCATTAGTGGATCAGCGCCCTGACGAGCACGCTGAGCATTGACGGCAGCAACCTCGCTACCGAGGTCATTGACCGCGCGCCCGGCACTGATGCGTCGTTGCACTGCTGCGTCAGCAAACGCCGCTGCGACTTGATGCTTGTAACGCAAAGCGCCTAAATAAATCTTACGGTCAATGACCATCAGGATGAGATCGCCATTGACGTACTTCGTTCCTCCTTCCTCTTCATAAGGAGACAAATAACCGGGTTTTACATCCGTTTTCTTGGCAACGCGCCAACCTTGGGCTTTTGCTTGTGAAAAACGACGACGGTCGGTAAAAATCCATCGTGCGGCTAGGTTAGGATTGACCAATGGTACATCGACGAAGTCAGGTAACGTCATTGGACGTGCGACGATGTCTTCTTGCAACTCCGCCGGGATACCGGGTCGGTGCAACGGTGTTGGATCGGGCGGAATCAGCGATGCACTCGTCATCGTTGGCACCGCTGGTGTAGGAATGCTACCAGTTGCGTTAGCGGGTTGCTTTGGGGATTCCATAATGCAACGATGCTCCTTTCGAGTGAGCTGTCAACTGCGCGGCCTTTTTTCGATCCAGATAACCTTTTGGGTCCCAGTGCATGACACGGCAGGTTTCCTCTTCCTCCGCAGTCAGCTTGTCGACCGGACCGTCGTCGCTTGTATCGCCGCCGCCACGCGACACCGGCTCGGCAAAGAAGTCCGTTTTCTCGGTTTCCGCTTTGCGAATGTCTTGCTCGTGAGCACCTTTGACAAACAAGAAACAGTTGAGCCACGCCTGCGGCATAACACGGGCCTCGGGTGTAAATGTTCCGACGCCTTGTTCAACCTCTTTCTCATACTTCTTGAAGATTTTTTGATCACGATCACTGAGTTGTTGCATGAAATACATTTTTGCAGTCAGCATCCCAGACGCCAACGCGACAGTAGCAATACCTTTGGTTTGATCGTTGACAAACTTCTGTGGATCAACCCAGGGTGATGCTGGTTCATCGTCATCATCCGTTGTGGTAGTTGTCGTAGTCACAGGCGTTGTCTTGGCCTCGATATCAGCCAGTTTCTGTTTGATCGTGTCGAACTCCGACGTAGTCGAGTCCAACTTTGTTTTGAGCGCATCGCGCTCGGTTTTTTCCGTAGCTAACGCTGTTTCCAGCTCGCCAGCCTTACGGATCAACGCCGCTAGTTCTTCGGGCTTTTTGCCTCGAAGCTCTGGCGGTAAATCGTCATCGTTGCGGTTCTGCCACCAAACCATTTCACTCCTCCTTGAGGCTCAGTATCCAATCGAGAATTTCGATCCGACCTTGCGACCGTCCGACCTCGATCAATTCAGTGTTGCCTCGCAGAGAACCCAAACAACGATTGCGACGGTCTTCGACCTTTGCTAAAAACGGTCTAGCGTCGTCTAACCGCAAGAAACGACTGATTTTGTCAAACAAAACTTTTTCATCAACACTGTGTTCCATAGGCATATCACATCACCTTTCCGCCCGGCAACATAGGCATCGGACCTTGTGGAATTTGAGGTCCGCCTTGAGGCTGCGCCTGACCGGGTTGCGCCGCACCTTGCGGTTGGCCCTGAGACTGTTGTTGCTTAGGTATCTCGGGAACCAAGCGGTCGACTTCGTCTTGGCCAAAATGACGTAACGTTGCCTTCATCAAAGTCCGCGCGGCTTCCAACGCATCCATTGTGTATTGCTTAATCTGCTCTGGCACCATCGGATTATTCAACGACTGTAACATTGCCGCGACACCTTGATGATAACGTTCCATTATCTGTGTCATCATCATATCCGACTGTTTTTCTACTTCGCGGTTCACTGACGCAGTCGATGCATACACAGGCAACGCCATCTTGTGATCCACAATGGCTTCTAACGCTTGTTGAATCTTTTCTCCGGCTTCGCCAAACTGTTCTTTGAGGTCGTCTCGCAAACCGAAGGTCCCGTACTCAAATCCCAAAACCCTACCCAAACGGGTATGTGCATAACGTATGTCGGTGATGTTGAGATCGGTACGAGTGTTGCCTTCTTGCAACAAGCTGAGAGTTCCCATCGCAGTGTAGACACCGCGTTTAGTATTCGATCCGGCCCCTGCTCCTTGCATCGGAGGACTGACGCCGCTGCGTTTTTCTGCCAATTCGAGTGAGAGTCGTTCACTGTCGATCTCCCCCTGCACCGGGGTGCCCATTTCTAACGGACTAATCTCCAGCTCACCTGTTGTTTGCTTTGCAGGCACCATCGCTGATGGGTATACACGGAAGCCTTTGTGTAATTTGCTATCGGGATCAACAGCCCACGCTTTCATGTTGGCGATGGTCATGTTATCACGACGTTGGTTGTGTATCTCGGAGATTTCTTCTTGGAAGGGTAACATGATTTCACCGAAACCCATTCCAGGAAACATATCATCACGATAAAACAACCGCGCTGCGATGTAAATTTCTGTTGGATAATAGCAGTAGTAAGATCGCAGAATTTGATCGCTTTTCTCGTGATACCAAATAATCAGTTTGGCAAAATGTTCCGTGTCTACACGGTACTTGAAATGACACTCATAAATGTCCCATTCATACGAGTATTGATTTGGCTCAGTACGAACTTTGGCGTCTTGTTGTTTTTGAGCTGTGACTTGCGTCTGATTACCAGTGCGATCTGGTTGCGATAGCACATACTGAACCGCAGTGCGGTCGTATAAATCAAGGAACTTGCGTTCCTCAAGTTGAGACTTCGTTAAACTAATGATATCGTATTTGAAATCCATTCCCTCGATCGTGGAAGCGTTTAGAGGGTAAATGAAATTCTCATACTTCAGTTTCTCTGGGCGCGGACCTTCGTAGTTAGTCACACGCGACCATGCTTGTTTACCAGACAAGTCTCCCGCAGGACCGTATCGATCTTCGATCTCCTTGATCCACGGTACTTTGACAGTGCTAGTGCCAAGTCGAATGGCTTCGCCAAACCACTCGTGATACACACGGTATAAATCAAGCTCAGCTGGTTCCAAGCCGACGTATTGCAAAAACTCTTCATAACTACTACGCATCCCCTCGGGGGCGGTTTTTTTGAACTCACCTAATTCACTGACGACCCACAGCGGCTTGGTCTTCATCACCGCTGACATAACACGAGCAAGCAACGTGTCGCTGTGGATCGCCACGATCGGAACAACAAGATTGCTGGCGCCTTCCCACGGGAATGTACGTTTTTCAACCGATGGAACAGCTTCGTAGGCTTTGCGCCATTTTATGATACCGTCCATTCCGTGCAGACGTGATAAACCCTTCTTTAACGAAGTTGTGCGATCCTTGAGATATCGCTTCAAGCGGCGCTCGGCTTCGCTGTTGGGTGTTACTTTGAACGGAATGGGTTTGAAGTTAATCATAAACCATCTTAAAAACGAAAATTCGGACCGACCGCGATGCTTGGGATATGGTGCGCGATGCCAGGTAGATTGTTCCACTCGGCATCAATCCCGATGTTGAAATTAGATGCACCTGACGGTGCGTACTTCAAAAAAATCCCAGCGCGCTCACCCCAGTGCGTTTTGTCTGCTTTCACCACACCCAGACTCATCGTGATACCAGCCTGGAAGTTGCCACCTGTTAACGACGTGTGATTCTGCAACCAGTTAGCGATGCTTGGAAACACTCTCTCATACCGCCCACCGACAAACGGCGAGGTGCTAATCAACGTAGTTTCACCAAAAATATTGTTAGGTGTGAAATGCACCAGCGCATCGGTCTCCGCGCCGGACAATGTCTGCTGTTGTCCCGGCAACGTAATGGGAGTCAAATTGAAGCTGATGGATGTGCTTTCGAACGCGCTCGGTGGGGCTTGCGCAACGCAAGTCGCTACCAACGCAACAAATAGGGCAGTTATGATTAACAGTTTCATTTTTTCTCCTGTGTGACGCTGTTGTTAGCGCCGTTTCCGCTGCCGTTGCTTGGCTTATCCCTTCCGGTCAGAGCCAACAACAAAGCGCCAGTAAAGTTTGAGAACGTACCAATCAAGATAGCAGCGGCCTGACCATCGTCGCCATGATGCATCACATGCATCACAGCTAGACCTAGCAACAACGTTGCTACAAACAGCAACGCGATGGTGCCACCGCGTGAGTTTAACGTCTCCGCAAAGTCCTGCCAAGCCGCTATAAGTCTTGACATGTCAATCCTTTTTCTTTTCTGGTTTGGCTTTGAGTCCGGTTGATGCGACGCAGACGGCCCAGGGATTAACCTTTTTGCGATCTGCACGCCGATTCGAAGCTTTAACATCTGCAACACACCTCTCCAGCTTAGCTGGCATTTTAGGCTCCGGAGTCGCCTGCAACCACGCTGACGCTAGTCGTACCAGGTGTCGTTGGTGTACCACTAACAACGCTACCACTAGCCGTCAGACCATCGGGCAAGGCACCGTTGACACTGAAACTGATAGGTGGAACACCGCCTGTTACATTCGTAGCCAAATCCGCTGTGAAAGGCTGACCGACGGTTCCTGTTAGATTCAACGGATTGTTCACTACCGCGAGCGGCGGCGGTGCAGCGGGACTGATGACAATGTTGATTGTAAAACTGACTTGTGCCATTTCGACGAATCTCCTTAACGCTCGAATTAACCACAAAAACAAGACCAGAATTAAAATCACAGCCACGGTAATCCAAGTCCAATGGTTGTGTAATAAAGCTGTCATGCTTGAAACACTTCCGTCGAACGAGCCGTTCCGTAACCATAGGCATAAGCCTGTCCAACACGCGAGGCACCTTGTTGATTCGCCAACAACAAATCGCCATACGAAGCGTCGTCAAGTGGACGTTCCGCAACTTCGCCAATGTAAGCAAACGCATCAAGTTGATCTACATAACGAGAGTTACGTTTCATCGAAAACGTTTTGTATTCGTTCATGAACGACTGTTGTGTTCGCTGAACCCAAATCTTGTTGCTTTCGGCCAGCGGCTGCACGACACCTAAAATGCGATATTTTTTACTACGTGCCGTTGTGCCGTCTTCAAGCTCCACTGCACCTTTTAATTCAGTAACGCGCAATGAATACAACTTCGTCATACATAAATACTCGATGTGGTCTTTGATGTAAGTCTGCGCACCGATGGTCTCCACGCCGCACTTGTGTAATTGCCAACGTCGGGCGATCTCAAAAATCTTGTCATAAAACGTGTCAAACCCCGCGGCCTCAGCCCACGTCTCAAGTGTGTAGTGATTGTTCTGTGCATCCACGCCAACAACAACAATCGCGTGACGGCAACGACCACCCGCGCCCGAGTGATTGGGGTCGACGATCATCCCTATGTTCAAGGATGTAGGACGTAAGTCGGGCCACGTAACGCCGTTTTTAACCTCACGTCGTAACTTCCACTTGCTTTTGTGATCCCAGGGTTTGTTGTCGATTTGATTAACGAGTTCAAAGTAGTTCAGCCATTCCTCTTTGAACTCTGAATCCTCTGGAGAGGATGGGTCGTTTAGGAATTGGCAACTGAACTTATACGACCCAAGTCTGCGACGGCGTTGGTCTAGCTTGCTTATACTGAATTCTTCAGGGAAGATAGGAATGCCAGCACGATGTAAACTACAACACCCTCCCAACGCTGAGTGAGACTCAAATCTGAACTCTGGCTCGTTTTCACGAAGATAGGAGTTGAGATCCTCATATCCCCAACGATTACCGATGACCAGCTCATCGAGTTCATGGTTGGGGTCCTCGGCTTCGAAAATGCCCACCAGAAGCTGGTGGTATTCTTTGGCTTTGTCCATCAATGCTTGAGACTCAGATTCCTTTAGGCCAACTAAGTCGTCTTGTATCACGATGCCATTGTAGTGTCGTGATTGCACAGCGGAGCCAACGCCTAGGAAATCAAACGTGCCTTCACCGTGCGCGCCGCCCACTCCCGTGCCAGGACGTTTCACGTGCAACGAGTAGTCGGTCCATGTACACGACGTGTCTGGTAAGGTCTCAGGAAACAACCCGCGATACATCGCGTTGCTTTCAAAATGAAACCGTATTTTCTTACCTAGCTTCGCTGCGTTGGTGATGTTGCCAGAAACAAGTAGATTACGCGAGTCGGGATTGTGTGCCTTAAACATCCACCGCACAAACTCATCCGAGTAGCCTAGTTTGTAGAAATCATCAATGTCTTGCTGCGATAGCGGTAACGCACGCCACATCGCTAAACCCTCGCTGGCGCAAGTGGACTTGAAGTGGTCGCGGGGCATCTCGATTACATCTTTAATGTGCTCCGCTTCCAAGGTGCGACATAACGGAGCGTGTAGTCCCAAGGTGAGTCGCTTGCGGCGCAACGCGGTCCGGATAAAGTAAAAAAGCGATCCAAGACAATTCAAACGCATCGCGCGGACGACTTCGTCCTCTGTCTTGAGCCCCTGCACAGGCAACGTGTTGTAAACGAAGTTGGTCATTGGTTACTGGGTAATAGCCTCTGCCCACTTGAACTTCAACGCGGGCATCGCCGTTCCGTGGTGCGACTGCTGCCAACGTCCGGTCTTGTCCATGATAATCAACGAA